TCAATGAACTCTTTGATTAAAGAAAAAATTCGACAATCTAGAGAAGAGATTAAAGTTTTGGATCTTAAAAAACAATCTCTCAATGATAAAGTTGAAATGCAACAAAACTTTATTGAAGAGTTGGAAAATCGTGGAAAGAAAAATATTAAACAAAAAGAAGAAAAAATTGATGAATTGTTGAAACTAGAAACTGAACTTGGTGAAAAAAGTGAGAATCTTGGTTATAAGGTTGAAAACTTAAATCAAGAAATTTCAGAATATTCTGGTGCATCATCTAAACTTCGCAAACTAGGAACACTCAAAGGAAAGATCTCCCAAAAAGTATCTACAATTACAGACGAACATAAGTTTTTCTCCGATAATACGGTTTGCCCAACCTGTACTCAGGACATTGATGAGAAATTTAGGTTAAATAGAATTAAAGATGCTCAAACTAAAGCAAAAGAGTTGCAATCTGGTTATCAAGAACTAGAAGATGCAATTAAAGAAGAAGAAAAAAGAGAGCATCAATTTAATGTTCTGGCTAAGGAGATTAGTAAACTTACGAATGAGATTTCTCAAAACAATACTAGAATTTCTGGATATCAAAAGCAAATCCGAGATCTACAATCTGAAATTCAAACAATTACCGATCAACTTGCAAACAGAAATATTGAACATGAGAAACTAGAATCATTTAAAGAAAATTTAAGTGAAGTGTATGATGAACTATCCTCTAAGAAGGATACAATTGGTTATTATGATTTTTGCTATTCTCTTCTGAAAGATGGTGGAGTTAAATCCAAAATTATTAAGAAATATTTGCCTCTGATTAATCAACAGGTAAATCGTTATCTTCAGATGATGGATTTTTATATTAATTTTACTCTTGATGAAGAGTTTAATGAAACAGTTCAATCTCCAATTCATGAAGATTTTTCTTATGCTTCATTTAGTGAAGGTGAAAAGATGAGAATTGATCTTGCACTTCTCTTTACATGGCGTGAAGTTGCGAGAATGAAAAATTCAGTCAATACAAATCTATTAATTATGGATGAGGTATTTGATTCTTCACTTGATGGATTTGGAACAGAAGAATTTTTGAAAATCATTAAATATGTTATTAAGGATGCTAATGTATTTGTGATTTCTCATAAGAGTGGACTTGAGGACAAATTCGAAAGTGTCCTTCGATTTGAGAAAGTAAAAGGATTCTCCCGTATAGTAGCCTGAACCACCAAAGAACAATGACTACCCCAAACTGGCAACATAACTCTGGCAAACCCCAGAAACGAAAACTTAAACCACAAGCACTGAGGGCAAGGAAAGAGGCACTCAGACACTTTAAGAAGAGGCACATGGATCGTCCAAAAGGCGATCCTTCGTCGTATTATGAGTACATCTGAAACGAAACTCATGTCTGTCTCTCACGAAATCAAGTCTCAACTTGCCAAATTACTTGCGACTGAAGATCTGGTAGTTGAGCATCGTAAAGTAGAAACTGCTCAGTTTAATGTTCATACTCGTGTTTTGACTCTACCTCTGTGGGAGAAAGCAAGTAATGTTGTTTATGATTTGCTTGTGGGGCATGAAGTTGGACACGCACTTTTCACTCCTGATGACGACTGGACTAAAAGTGTTAATATTCCAATGCAATATGTGAATATTGTTGAGGATGCTCGCATTGAAAAACTCATGAAACGCAAGTATATGGGACTTGCAAAAACTTTCTTCAATGGATACAGAGAACTGAGTGATAAGGATTTCTTCTCTCTGGAAGGTGAAGATATTTCTAAGATGACTCTTGCAGATAAGGCCAATCTTTTCTTTAAGATTGGAAATTATGTAGATATTCCCATTCAAGATGGAGAAGAGAAAGAAATCATCGATGCAATTTCTGATGTAGAAACCTTTGCTGATGTTCTGACTGTTTCTGAAATTCTTTATAAGTATTGCAAGAAAGAGAAAGAGGAACATAAAGTTGATGATATTGCTGTTCCTCCACAACAATCTGGTGGTGGAAATCAACCTCATCAAGAAGAAAAGACTGATGTTGTGGAAGAGGAAAGTGAGGATGGAAATGTAAATCAGCAAGATAATACTGATAGTGTTTCTGGAGGAGAATCTATTCCAGATACTACTCTTGATGCTGAACCAGAAGTCCGCACTGTAGATAATCTTGAGGAAAGTCTTAGGGAACTGATCTCCAAGCATGGTCAAGATAATATCTATGTGGAAATTCCTCAAGTTAATCTTGAGACTGTGATTGCTAAGAATGAAGAGATTCATAAAAATATCAATTCTTACTTTGCAAAGCAGCAAGAAATTTTTGATAAGTATAATACTGAAAGGAATAATAAACTTATTAGTGTCTATGTAGATGTTGATTTGGAATATCGTAAGTTCAAGTCTTCTGCACAGAAAGAAGTCAATTATCTGGTGAAAGAATTTGAGTGCCGTAAGTCTGCTGATGCCTATGCCCGTGCATCAACGGCTCGCACTGGAGTTCTTGATACTGCTCGTCTTCATACCTATAAGTACAATGAAGATTTGTTCAAAAAAGTAACTGTAATTCCTGATGGCAAGAATCATGGACTTGTCTTTATTTTGGACTGGAGTGGTTCTATGTCTCAGGTTTTATTGGATACCTGTAAACAACTCTTTAATCTGATTTGGTTCTGTAAGAAAGTATCAATTCCTTTTGAGGTTTATGCCTTCACGAATGAGTGGAATCGCGCACATTATGATCACGAAAAGGATGAATATGTTAATGCAGATCTCCAACCTCACTATGAGAGGAAGGAAGGACTTGCTTATGTGAGTGAGGATTTTAATCTGATGAATATGCTCACAAGTAAAGTTTCTTCTAAAGAACTTGAGAGTCAACTAATTAATGTTTGGCGACTTGCTTGCTATTTTGCAAACTCTTATCAAAGTAGGTATTCAATTCCTGATAGATTGTCTCTTTCTGGTACTCCTCTGAATGAATCATTAGTGTCTCTTCATCAGATTCTTCCCAACTTTCAAAAAGATAATAAACTACAAAAAGTTCAATGTATTGTTTTGACTGATGGAGAAGCAAATCATCTTCCATATCATTATGAAGTGCAGAGAAAATGGGAAAAAGAACCATGTATGGGAACTCGTCGTATGAATCCAGAGCAATCATTTATCCGTGATCGTAAGTTAGGAACTACCTATAAAATCGGATATGACTATCATAATTTTACTGATGCTATGATTCGTAATCTGAAGGATAAGTTTCCGACAACAAACTTTATCGGTATTCGTGTTCTTGCTCCTCGTGATGCAAACAATTTTATTCGTCTTTATCAACAATATGGTGATAAAGACTTTGATAAACTCCACTCTGATTGGAAAAAACAAAAGAGTTTCTGCATTAAAAACTCTGGATATGATGCTTACTTTGGAATGTCTGCAACTGCACTTGCTCAAGATACTGAGTTTGAAGTTGCTGAAAGTGCCACTAAATCTCAAATCAAATCTGCATTTGTTAAATCTCTAAAGACTAAGAAACTAAATAAAAAAGTTCTTGGTGAATTTATTTCATTGGTAGCATGAATTGGAGAGAAATTGCACTTGCTTCTGAATCTGATCCAAAGGTTCAGAAGGTTCTTAGGGAAGGTCCTAAGAAGTTGACAGATGCTTGGATGCTTATGGCAATGAAATTCAAGTATGGACGGTACGCAAAGTGACCATAGGGGGTGCCAAGCATCCCCTTTTTGCTCTATAATAACTTCAGTTGAAACAAACAACCCACCTCATGTCTCTCTCAATCGACTACATCAGTTCCTCCCTCAAGAATCTGTACGGCACTAGCATTACTTCTGCTGATGTCCGTGCTTGGTGTGCGATGAACGACACTACCTATCAAACTGTCTCCAAAAAACTTGAGCAGTTTAAAGTTGGTCGTGGCAAATGGAATCTGACTGTGCAAGAAAAACTAGAACAAACTTATCAGGCCCCTCCTGCAATGCCTGCTGTTGAGCAAAACCTTATCCCACAAAAAGATGATACCTTCGTCAAGTTTGGTAATTTTGGTGACATTAAAAAAATTATCCAATCCCGCCTATTCTATCCGACTTTTATCACTGGGCTTTCGGGTAATGGTAAGACGTTCTCGGTGGAGCAAGCGTGTGCTCAACTGGGTCGGGAACTGATTCGTGTCAACATTACGATTGAGACTGATGAAGATGATCTTATTGGTGGATTCCGTTTGGTTAATGGTGAAACCGTTTGGCATAATGGTCCAGTCATCGAAGCGTTGGAGCGCGGTGCGATTCTATTGCTTGACGAAATTGACCTGGCTTCCAACAAAATTCTTTGCCTTCAATCTATCTTGGAAGGAAAAGGTGTCTTCTTGAAGAAGATTGGTAAGCATGTTACTCCTAAGGAAGGATTTAATGTGATTGCCACTGCAAACACTAAGGGTAAAGGCTCTGATGATGGACGATTTATTGGCACTAATGTTCTGAACGAGGCATTCCTCGAACGATTCCCTGTGACCTTTGAACAGTCTTATCCAACTCCTGCAACTGAACAGAGGATTCTTGAAGGTATTGCTCTGGATTTGGGTATCGAAGAACGTGACTTCTGCAAGAGACTGGTGGACTGGGGTGATATTATCCGCAAGACTTTCTATGATGGTGGTATTGAGGAAATTATCAGCACCCGTCGTCTCGTTCATATCATTCGTGCTTACTCTATCTTCCAAGATAAAGCAAAGGCAATTCAAGTTTGTGTGAACCGTTTTGATGACGAAACTAAGCAAGCATTTTTGGAACTTTATGATAAAGTTGATGCGGACTTTGTGATGCCATCGGAAGATTCTATTGACACAATCAAATCTGCTTGATATAATATTTGGAGGTTATTATGACTTTTCTTATGAGTGAAAATTTTGAAGACAGGTATGAGGATGGAATCTCACTTGATTTTAGTTCTCTTCCAGAAATGACAATCTCTGGAGGAGAATCCTCAGATACAATTAGTGTATATGGAGCAAATGACGTTCTTGGTGGTTTTAGTATGATTTACGGATCTCAGGGTTCGGATACTATTAGTTTTGATACAAATCAAAATAAGACTGAACTTAATTTTCAAAACACAAATGGATTTTGGAAATATAATGAAGACAAAATCTTGAAAGAGATTAAGGAATATCTTGGAAGTACTTATAAATCTCACTACACTTCTCAAGAATCCAAAACTCAAACTCTTGATTTAATTGAGAGTATTGGTGATGCAGAACCATTCTGTCGCAGTAATGCAATCAAATATCTTTCTCGTTTTGGAAAGAAGAATGGTAAATCAAAAATGGACATTTTGAAGGCAATTCATTATTGTATTCTTCTCTATCACTTTGCTGGCCTTTGTAATGAAAATTCGCAACCCTATGAAACTCTCCGATAAAACTTTTTCTGTTCTTAAAAACTTTTCCTCTATTAACCAGTCGATTCTGTTTAAGCAGGGGAATAAACTTCGCACTATTAGTGTGATGAAAAATATTCTGGCAGAAGCAACTGTTACTGAAGATTTTCCAAAAGACTTTGGTATCTATGATCTCAATCAATTTTTGAATGGTTTGGGATTGCACAAAAACCCAGAACTTGATTTTGCGAATGATGGATATGTAATTATTCGTGATGGTAAAATGAAATCCAAGTATTTCTTTGCCGATCCGAATGTAATCATTACTCCTCCAGAAAAAGAGATTAGTCTTCCATCAGAAGATGTTTGTTTTGAACTTAGCACTGAACAACTTGATCGACTTCTGAAAGCATCTGCAGTTTATCAACTTCCTGACATTTCTGCAGTTGGTGAAGCAGGAATTGTAAAACTTGTTGTTCGTGACAAGAAGAATGAAACATCTAATGACTTTTCAATTGTTGTTGGCGAAACAAATTCTGAGTTTGTGTTTAACTTCAAAGTAGAGAATATTAAGATTCTTCCTGGAACTTATGAAGTAGTTGTGTCACAAAAACTTTTGTCACGATTCCAGTCCAAGAATCACGATCTCTGCTATTATATTGCTATGGAGCCTGATTCAACTTTTAACGGATGAACATCTTTGTCACATCACCGTGTCCTATAAAATCTGCTCAGGTACTGCCTGACAAGCATATCGTTAAGATGCCTCTAGAGACCTGCCAAATGCTCTCTATCGTGGCATCAGACAAGTGGGGACACGGATTCGGCACTCTTCCCAAAGCAAACGGTACTCCCTATGCTACGGAGAAGGGTGCTTTTCGTAATCATCCTTGCACTATTTGGGCAAATGAGTTTGTAAACAACTGGCAGTGGTTGATTGCACATGGATTTGCTCTTTGTCAAGAGTATGCAGCACGGTATGGTAAAGTTCATACTTGCTTTAAAACTCTTCTTGCTGCAAGAGAAATCTTTCCAACTGCAGATCCTCAAGGACGTAGTGGAAAAGAAACAACACCATTCGTTAGAGCTATGCCTGACGAATACAAACTTGATACAAGCATTGATACATTCACTGCATACAAAATGTATATTGCATCTAAACCTTGGGTATGTAATAATTATATTCGCCTACCACATCGTAAACCTGATTGGGTATAAATTATGAGTCGTGATGAGTTCCTTTTCGTTGAAAAATATCGTCCAAAGAAAATTGAAGATTGTATTCTTCCAGAACAAACTAAAAAAACTTTTCTTGAGTTTGTGAAGAAGGGAGAAGTTCCTAATCTACTTCTTGCAGGTCCTGCAGGATGTGGAAAGACTACTGTAGCAAAAGCACTTTGTAATGAACTTGGAGTAGATTTTTATGTCATCAATGGATCCGACGAAGGTAGATTCCTTGATACTGTCCGAAACAATGCGAAAAACTTTGCTTCGACCGTATCGCTTTCGTCAACTGCTAAACACAAAGTCATCATCATTGATGAAGCAGACAATACCACCAACGACGTTCAACTCCTCTTACGGGCGTTTACTGAGGAATTTAGTAACAATTGCAGATTCATCTTCACCTGCAACTACAAAAACAAAATCATCGAACCTCTCCACTCAAGATGTGCAGTCATTGAGTTTTCCACAACCTCAAAAGAAAAACCAAAACTTGCCGCAAGTTTCTTCAACCGTCTCAGGACTATACTTGAGACAGAGAGTATCGAATATGATCAGAAAGTTCTTATCGAACTGATTCAAAAGTATTATCCTGATTGGCGTCGGGTTCTGAATGAGTGTCAAAGGTATTCTTCAAGTGGAAAAATTGATAGTGGTATTCTTGCAACTTTTAGTGATGTAAAAGTCAATGATCTTATCAAAAATCTTAAAGAGAAAAATTTCCCCGAAGTCCGCAAGTGGGTTGTTAATAATCTTGATAATGATTCTGGGGTACTTATGCGTCGTATTTACGATGCTCTTTATGATGCCCTTGAAAACTCTAGCATTCCTGCTGCTGTGCTTATTATTGCTAAGTATCAGTACCAGATTGCATTCGTGGCAGATCAGGAAATAAACCTTCTTGCTTGTCTTACTGAAGTTATGGTGGAGTGTAATTTTAAATGAAAGCATTGAAGACCCCATTAAGATATCCAGGTGGTAAATCAAAAGCAATTAAAACTCTTTCTCAGTGGTATCCTCAAGTTATTTCTGAATATCGTGAACCATTTTTGGGTGGTGGTTCTATTGCAATAGATGTGACAAAATCAAATCCAGATATTCCTGTGTGGGTAAATGATCTGTATGTGCCTTTATACAACTTTTGGGTACAACTTCGAGATCGTGGTCAAGACCTCTCTGAAAATGTTAGGGAGCAGAAAGAGAAGATGCTTGAGAGTGGCACTCAGGAAGAGAAAGATAAGTTTGCTAAAGAACTATTCAATAAGTATTCTGCTGAGATTGATACATACGATGGATTCCAGAAAGCAGTTGCTTTTTTTATTATGAATAAGTGTAGTTACTCTGGTTTAACTGAAAATAGCACTTTTTCACAAACTGCTGCTAATTCTAATTTTTCTTTAGTTGGTGCAGATAAACTTGCTCAGTTTTCTGATCTAATTAAGAACTGGAAGATTACTAACATTGATTACTCTGAGGTAATGAATTCTGATGGTCCTGAGAATACTTTTGTATTTCTTGATCCTCCTTATGACATCAAAGATTTTTTATATGGAAAAAATCGAGAGATGCATAAGTCATTTGATCATGAACAATTTGCACAGAATGTATATAAATGTCCACATAAGTTTATGATTACATATAATGTAAATGATCGACTTCTTGAGTTGTATAAAGACTATTATCTAGAATATTGGAAACTTCGTTATTCTATGGTTCATCGTGGAGATAAAAACACTCAAGATAACGTAAAAACAGAGTTATTGGTTACAAATTACTCACTGACTCCCTTGACACCTTTAGAGGAAGAATTGTGGAACTGAAAGACTGGTTGAACTCGATTAACTTTACAAAAGAAGATTTATCTGAAAATATTAAAGATTATCCTCCATATATCATTAATAGATGTTTATCTGGTCACCTTGATTGTGTTCTTTTTGTAAATGAAATGAATCTTAATCATCACTTGGATAAAGATTTGCAATATTCTTTTTTTCTAAATACTCTTAGGAAACGGAAGAGATTTTCTCCCTGGCTCCGAAAGGATAAAGTCACAGACTTAGAATGTGTAAAACAATACTATGGATATAGTAATGAAAAAGCATCTCAAGCACTGAAAATCCTGACAAAAGAACAGATTAACTTTATTAAAAAACGACTTGACATTGGAGGATTAAAATGACTACTACGGTAGAACCTACAGTACAATGGTCTCAAGACCAAATGGTGGAGGTAATTCTTAATGAACCAGATGACTTTCTTAAAGTCCGTGAAACTTTAACTCGCATCGGAGTTGCATCAAGAAAGGAAAAAAAACTCTATCAATCTTGTCATATTCTACACAAGCAGGGAAGATACTTTATTGTTCATTTTAAAGAGTTATTTGCTCTTGATGGTAAACATGCAAATCTCACTGTGAATGATGTGCAAAGGCGTAATCGTATCGCACGACTTCTTGCTGATTGGGGATTGATTACGATTGTTAAAGAAGACTCTGTAATGGATATTGCTCCTCTCAATCAAATTAAAGTTCTTGCTTATAGAGATAAAAACGATTGGATTCTTGAGCAAAAATATAACATTGGTAAGAAAGGAAAGGTACAAGAAGCAGAATAAATAGTAGTGTGCCATTTTTGCGACACTTTACAAAAGTCGCATCTCCCAGAGACCTCTTGACAGAGGTCTTTTTTTGTGTCATAATACATCTGTTGACTTACTCAACTGATTATGACCACTACAAAAAATGTATTGAATGTTCTGCCGTTCAACCCCAAAAGTGATGTTTATGATTGTTTCAAAATAGACATCACTCCAAAACAAGCACAACATATCCTTGATTATTATAATAAGGATAATCGTAAGATCTCAAATTCTCAAGTAAATAAGATCTTTAAAAGTATTGAAAATGATAATTGGTTACTTGATGGACAACCAATGACTTTCAATACTGATGGGAATTTGACCGAGTTTCAGCATCGTTTGGTAGCAATTACTAAGTGCCAAAAAGATCGCACATTCCCTGTTATTGTCGTTGTTGGTGTTCAGCCCGATTGTTTCAGTAAGACTGCAACAAACAAAGCACGTCAACCTATTGATGAAATTCAACGTAAGTACGACAAGGGAACCAAAGATGAAGTTTCTATTCTTGGTGACATTCTAAAGCGCCGCAGGGGTGAAAGACTAAAAATTCAGAATGCTATTGTCAGTTATGAGAACTGGTTTAAGAACATTTCTAACTCCATTAGTATTAGAGGAGATTTTGAGAATGTTGTCAGTAAGTTTTCTCTTCAACGCAAGACAATTGCTGCATTTATTGCACTCTCTGAGCGTTATGGTTACTTGAATGAGTGTAAGACTTTCTTGGAACTTCTAGACGGAGAGTTGGAAGATGATGCGGATACTCCTATATCTACAGTTTCATTTGAATTCTTAAAGTTCTGGAATCACACTGCTGTTGATTTGAGTAACGAAAAAAGGATGGATGTGCTTTATTCTCTGCTTTGTGTATCGCTTGATCGTATAATTATGCGTGATGATGGTATGATTTCTCTGGACGTTTCATCTTCTGATCTAGAGCATGAAAACATGGAAAACCAAGGAGTTTATCGTAAGTTTCTTGCCTAATAACCGAACAAGAAAGTGCGGGATTCAACATCCCGTTTTTTTATGTTTCTTGTATAATTAGTATTGGATGCCGAAAGGGTCCACACAATCAAACCTCGCTTAAAAAGGAGTTACTAAAATGACTAACCTGGCAAGATATACTGCTGCCGATCTTCCACAGTTAATGGATAGAATCACTCGTAATAGTATTGGAATGGATCAATACTTTGATCGTCTTTTTAATCTACATGAGACAACAACGAATTACCCCCCATACAATCTAGTCCATGTAAGTAATGTCGAATCTCGTTTGGAACTTGCACTTGCTGGTTTTAAAAAGAAAGAAGTCAATGTCTACACACAAGATGGTAAACTTTTTGTCGAAGGGCAGAAAGAAGACAAAGAAACAGAAACTAACTACTTGCACAAGGGTTTGGCTCAACGGTCATTTACACGAACCTGGACACTCTCTGATGACACGGAAGTTAGATCAGTTGATTTTGAGGATGGGCTTTTGACAATTGTCCTTGGAAAAATTGTTCCTGATCATCATAAAAGAAAAGATTGGTTCTAAATAATTTTGGGCAATCCCAAATATCGTCGCCGCAGAGGGGCAACTGGCAAAAACCAGTTGACACCCCTCTCTTTTTTTGGTAAAATACTTAAAGGTATGAGAGTAAAATGACTGTAAAACTATCACTACTAAAGTCTGGAGAAGATGTAATCGCAGACATTCAGGAAATGGTTGTTGGTGAAGATGAAAACCAAAGAGTTGTTGGATATTTCTTTGAAAATCCCTGTATAGTAAAGGTTCTTGCAAAAACACTTGACGGTGAAACTGGTGAGACTAAAACTCCATGTCAATTGCAATTGACTCCATGGATGCCTCTCACAAATGATTCTAAAATCCCACTTCCAAGTGATTGGGTTGTTACTATGGTTGAACCTATTCCTCAATTGAAAGAAATGTATGAAAATGGAGTAAAAAATGCAAAAGACAATCAAGATTCTATCGTTGATAAACAATCTGATTCTGATCAGTGAAATTGAAGAAGTTGGTGCTGATATTGGAGAACCTGATTGCAAATTAATTGATCCGTTTGTAATAAGAAACGACCAAACATTAGAACCATTTCTTTATGGATATACAAAACAAAATACTTTTATGATGAGTTCTGATAAGATTTTGACACTTGCAGATCCAACACCTACACTATTAGAAAAATACCAGGATTTGATTAAAGAATGAGATTTTACACGAATGTTCAGATGATTGGAAACCAGTTTTTGGTTCGTGGAGTTGAAAATGGAAAACGATTTGAAACAAGAGATGAATTTTTCCCAACATTATTTGTAAAAACCAAAAAAGATACCAAGTTCCGAACATTGAGTGGAGAACCTGTAGAAAAAGTAAAACCTGGAACAGTTAGAGACTGTCGAGAGTTTTATAGTAAATATGATGGAGTTGATGGATTTGAGATCTATGGAAATGATCGTTATATCTATCAATATATCTCAGACAAATATCCTGAAGATGAAATTAAGTTTGATATTAAACAGATTAAACTTGTAACTCTTGATATTGAGGTTGCATCAGAAGAAGGATTCCCTGATGTTGAATCTTGTAGTGAAGAAATTCTTGCAATTACAATTCAAAATTATGCAACCAAAGAAATTATTACTTGGGGAGTTAAATCATTCAATAACAAACAAAAGAACGTAACATATCACCAATGCTCATCAGAGTATGATCTTCTCAATTCGTTTATTAATTATTGGATGATTGATGTTCCTGATGTAATTACTGGATGGAACATTCAGTTATATGATATTCCATATATTTGTAAAAGATTAAATCGTGTTCTTGGTGAAAAACTAATGAAACGATTTTCTCCTTGGGGATTAGTTTCTGAAGGAGAAACATTTCTTCAAGGACGTAAACATACAACTTTTGATGTTGGTGGAGTAACTCAACTTGATTACCTAGATCTGTATAAAAAGTTTACTTATAAGGCGCAAGAGTCTTATCGTTTGGATTACATTGCAGAAGTAGAACTTGGACAGAAAAAGTTGGATCATAGTGAGTTTGATACTTTTAAAGATTTTTATACTCAAGGTTGGCAGAAGTTCATTGAATATAACATTGTTGATGTGGAACTTGTTGATCGACTTGAGGATAAGATGAAACTTATTGAACTCGCATTGACTATGGCATATGATGCTAAAGTTAATTATGGTGATGTATTTTACCAGGTGCGAATGTGGGATAATATTATTTTCAATTATCTTAAAAAAAGAAATATTGTAATTCCACCTAAAAATAAGCAGTCAAAGAGTGAAAAGTATGCTGGTGCATATGTAAAAGAACCAATTCCTGGAAAGTACGAATGGGTTGTGAGTTTTGATTTGAATTCTCTATATCCTCATTTGATTATGCAATACGCAATATCCCCAGAAACTCTTGTGAGTATTAATGAGGTTAATGTGAGAATTGCAGAATTGGAAAAAATGCTGTAGAATATTCTTACATTATAAATAATAAAGTGTGGATAAAACTAAATGCAACCAAAATTTAATATAACAAAAGAACAACTACATCAACTTTATATTATTGAAAACAAAAGTCGTAAAGAATGTGCCGAATTTTTTGGATGCTCTGATCCACTCATAAAACAAAAAATACAAAAGTTTAATTTACAAAAACCTAAACATTTAGAGAATAAAAATAAAGAAAGAAAAGAAGTTCTTTATTGTGAAAATTGTGG